AGGTACCCGGATAAGAGATCGTGCCTCCTGGTCGATCTGTGCGACAATGTGAACCGTTTTGGCAGGATTGAGACGTTTGAGATATACGATTCGACCGGAAAAGGGATGTGGCGACTTAAATCAGACGCTGGAAATTTAACCGGTGTGGATATTATTACTGGAACAGATAAGGAGATCAAGTCCTCCAGAAAGGCAAAGGATACATGCCTACCTATATCTGTGAGTTAGTTGAAGGTAAGCCTATAAGTGATTGGAAGGCTATATATGCCGAGGCTGCAAAGCATAAGCGGAGTAGGGTCACTGTTGAGAGTTATTCTGAGAAAGCCGAACAGACCGACCAACAGCGTAAGTGGTGGAAGGGTGTTCTTTTGCCGGCCCTGGCTGCCGACTCCGGGGACTCGATATCTTATTGGGAGACCAGGCTGAAGCTTGCCGTTATGCCGGAAGAGTTTATACCGGAGACTAAGAAAATAAACGGTGTCGAGTTTACGTTCGTACCGTCAATAACAAAATTAAGTATGAAGCAGTTCAATCACCTTATCGAAGGCTCTGTCGAGGTTCTTTGGGGTTGGGGTTTTGATTGGGTAACGTTGCCGGATAGTTCATTGAGGGTAGATAAATGATAGACCAATACCTAAACAAAATACACAACTGCGATTGCTTGGAATTTATGAAGTCGCTGCCTGACAAGTGTGTGGATTTAGTGCTGACAGACCCGCCGTATGGGATAGGGGCAAGTTCTAAAAAATTCATCAATGGAACATCTGTAACAAAAAAAGATTACTATGCGGATGTTTGTTGGGACACCGAAACACCAAAGATAGAATATTTTAATGAAATATTCCGAATAAGCAAGAATCAGGTTATATGGGGTGGTAATTATTTTATAAGCAAACTTAAAGATACAAGATGCTTTTTGATATGGGATAAGACAATACACGGGAATAGTTATGCCGATTGTGAATTAGCTTGGACATCATTTGACCAAGTTGCTCGAATTAAAAGCATAAATATGGTTGAATGCACGTTAGATGGCAGGATACACCCAACCCAAAAACCAAGAAAACTATTCAAATGGATATTAGAAAACTACTCAAGTGATACCGACATTATCTTCGACCCCTTTATGGGTTCAGGCACGACGGCAGTAGCAGCTTACCAGCTTGGACGCAGGTGGTTTGGCTGTGAAAGAAGCGAGGAATACTACAAGATAGCAAATGCAAGAATAGCAGACGAAATGGATAATTTATTCGAGGTTAATAATGGCTGAAGGACGGATGATTAAGAAAAGAATAAGCAGAAGTAGCAAGTTTGCCAACCTAAAAAATGATAAGGCGAGGCTTCTTTGGTTGTTATTATTACCCCATTTAGATGTCGAAGGACGTTGCGAGGCCGATTTAAACATAGTAAAAGGAACCGTATGTCCCCTCATCGCCAGTTTAACACACAGAAGTATTGCAAGTTGTTTAGATGATTTACACAATATCGGACTGATAATATTATACGAAAATAAGGGCGAAAAATTCTTGCAAGTCCAGCGTTTCCATGATTTTAACACCGTCAACCCCAGTAAAGAAGCTAACTCACATATACCAGCCCCAAATCCAGAACAACTCCAGAGTAACGCCAGAGTAAGTCCCGCAGAAGTTAAAGAGAAGTTAAAGAGAAGTAAAGTTAAATATAAAGATGGTGTGTACTTGTTTCCAGAGGAGTATCAAAAACTAGTAAAACAGTTCGGAGAAGATTTGGCAAATAAAAAAATTGAGGCACTTGATGATTATATTGGCTCAAAAGGGGATAAATATAAATCGCATTACAAGACAATCCTTGTCTGGCACAAAAGAGACGGGGGTAAGAATACAGCCGCACCGAAAACATACCAGGATGGAATTGACGAGATCAACCGCAAAGAAGCGGCGAAGGCTAAGATACGAGAGGAGGCCAAATGCTAACCAACGAAGCCGACAGTTTTATCAATGACGAGATAATAGGGCGATTTCCAACAGCAATCATCAAGGCAGCCAAGCGAGGGGACTGGAAGCGTATATTAAAAAAACTATCTTGGCAACAAGCGTGTGATGCTATTCAGCGATGCGCTGACGAGGCTAATACAATCCCAACGATAAGCAAGTTTGCATCGATAGCTCACAGCATATCTTCAGTGGGTTCAGAAGAAGTAGAGCCGGACGGATATGTGATGTGCAGCGAAAAGGGATTTTATAACGAGGGAGTATTCTTTGCGTATCGGGGTGCGGCGAGCAGGATAACTTATAATTATGGCACGAAGTTTGGCGGTGTGTGGGTAGCTTATGAAGGGAAGACATACAGCGAAATGAGAGAGATACAACACAACGGTTCCATAGAACGCAACAGGCACCCAAAAAAACAATTTAATTTTAATTTTTAATTTAAGGAGAAAAACGAAATGGCACAGAAAACAGGAAAGAAGCAACCGGTACAGAAAAAAGAAAAACCGGAACCGGGAGAGCAAATGGAGTTGATCGATGTCGGGCCGAAATCCAAGAAGGCTATCCTGGCAGTTGCCAAGAAGTACAAAAGTACAATGAGGCACAGGATGGAAACACTTGACGAAGAGATCGCCTTAAAGCAGCAGTTGCACGACTTGATAGCAAAAGAAAAACTCAACCGGCTCGAAGATGGCAGCATAAAGCTGGAGATTCAGGGCGTGAAGATCACCGTGAAACCAAGAGACGAACTAATCACAGTGAAGTTCCCAAAAGACGAGGACCCGGACGATTAAATCTGACGTTGGGGATTGGACTCCCCTGTAAGCGTGAGGGGCGGCAGGGATGTCGCCCCAATATCGCCTTGAAAGGACTGATCGAGAAATGAAAATTTTAGCAATAGACCCCGGAAACGAACAAAGTGCTTATATGTGTTTTTACGACAACAAACTTGTAGAGTTTGCCATAATGCCAAACGAGAAATTATTAAATATTATTCCACAGTTTACCGCTGATGAAATGGCAATTGAAATGATTGCTTCCTACGGAATGGCAGTAGGCAAAACGGTCTTTGAAACTTGCGTATGGATCGGGCGGTTTGTTCAGCGATTTCAAGAAAGCCACAATAGACCTTTCCATTTTGTTTATCGCAAAGATGTAAAGATACACCTATGCCATTCGATGCGGGCAAAGGATAGCAATATTCGCCAAGCAATTATTGACAGATACCCTGCAACCGGTGAGGGCAAGACGCCGCAGATCGGAACAAAGAACCAACCAGGCCCGTTATACGGAGTTTCAAAAGATATATGGAGTGCGTTGGCGGTTGCAATATATTTTACAGAAACCAAGAAACTAATGGGTGCATAATGACAGAGATAGAAAAAATAATAGAATATAAAAAGATTAAAGATGCTCCAAAAGGAAAAAATTCTTGTTGTGGACAAACTAAATTTAGATGTAACGGAGATTTTACTGCAAGCGAGGTTAAGGGCCAATGTCCAATATGTGGCAAATGGTGGAAATTTACAAGAAAGAAGGTATCCTAATGACCCGCAAGGAAGCAGAGGCCAAAAGAATAACAGACAGGCAGAAGCTAAGCAAATCTGAACAATTCGAGTTGATCTTTTTGCAGCTGGCACGATTCAGGCTTGGCGAGGACACACCTTTGCACGATACCCGCCTGCCTAAAAACTATAACATTAACGAATTGATGGAGAAATTATAAATGGAAAAGCCATTATTCATACCTCTAAAGGCGGAATATTATGAAGACTTTAATAGGGGAACTAAAACTTTTGAGTTTCGTCTTGAGGGACCCCGATGGAATAATAAGACCTGTTATAAAGGTCGCCAAGTAATCCTGTCAAAAGGTTATGGCAAGAAACATCGGCTAAAAGGGGTCATAGTAAACACCTATATAGAATACAACTGTGTTGTTATAAATTTTGTAAGAATATATGGGAAGAATCAAACATGTCGAGTTATAGATATTGAAATAGAAAGGTTAGAAAATGCTTAACGGAAAAGGAAGCTGGAAAACTGTAATGTGGTTGCTGATCGGATTACTTGTGATGGCTATCGTGGCGTTACTGGTTGGATGTCAGTGCCGCTTTGCGAAAGTCGGTAAAACTATAGTCGCTGATTGCCGGTGTGCGTTATATGACAGCACCAATGGCAAAAACTGGAATGTTACCGACCCCAACACAGGTATAGTTTTATCCTACGGATCGGAGTTTGAGGAACAATACCCAAAGGCTGATATACATGTCGAGGTTGACCCTGCGAGTAAATCGCTAAAACTTAAAACAGGAGAGGGCGTGAAATGATAACCCGCCCTACGCTGTTTTTAAAGGAGATAAAATGGAAAACTGTAAACATATATGGTCTTACGACCACACGATATGGTCGGGAAAAAAGAACGGTAGCTACATTCGTAGGTATTGCAATAAATGTGGGTTAATACAGGTTGGCAGAATTAGCCATTGGCGTTTAGAAAAAGAAAATGAGTTTGACTCTGTGCCTGATGGATACAAGGAGAAGAAATGAGCAACTGTTGCAAAGATGGAAATTGTCAAGGGTGCAAGGCAAAGAGAATTAAGTTCGACAGGATGATGCGTAAGATAAACGGGGAGGAATTATATGAATATGAGAAACTTGAAAAACTTAAACAAGCCCTAAAGGAGAAACGATAATGAAGATTAGAGATTTATATTACATACCAAAGTGGGGTGACGGACACAAGATAGACAATCTAATTGACCTGCACACCTATTGGATAAACCTGAACTACAAGCGTAAGAACAAGATACCGTGGGCTGTGTTCAACGCTTTACGGTGTTCTCATCGTGAGATATGGACACCAATAGTAACAGGTGAAGATTTAGACTTCTACGATGTTGAGACCAATAGTGCTTATGGTCAATGCTGGACAAGCACAATGCGTTTCGACAGCACCGAAGATAATAAAGGCGGTGTATGTGTACGGCCTGCAAGCCAAGTTCTAAAGCATCCTGATAGGTGGTTCTACTGTGAGAAAGAGATAAGCGATGCCTGCTACGATATTTTAATTGACCGTATGCAGTCGGCAGTTCATTATAATTTAGGCTATGAAAAGAAACTTATATTACGGTATCTTGGAATAACAATAGATGACCCACAAAGATATATCTGTAGTGAGTTTTGCAATGAAATGGAACGCAAGATAGGCATAGGAACAAAGAGCCTTAACCCATCCCCATTCCGTGATGCTCTTGACAGGTGGCTTGAGGGATGTCAATTTTATACAATGGACGGACAACCACTTATACCAGCGAAAGGAAATATCTAATGTCTAACAAAAAACTATATTGCGGATGCGGCGGGCGTGTTTCCACTCTACAATCACGGAAATATTCAGGAATTGACATTGAATGTGAGAATTGTGGACTTGTCATTGAAAACTTTCCAACCAAAGCCGAAGCCATCGAAGCATTTAAAACAGCAACGGGCATACAGTGGATAAGCGTTGAGGATAGGTTGCCAGATACAGGCAGGAGCGTATTGATATGTTGGCAAACTAAGATTGAAAAGTTGCAACGAGTGTCAAGAGGTTGGTATGCCCACAAGCATAGCATATTAGACGAGGGTGATTATTACGAACAAGCGGACTACTCAGAAGAAAAGGATGACTATTATTTTCCAGAGGGTTTTTGGGAAGTTCCTTGGGAGGCCGAGGCCGCATATCCATTATCAAATATTACCCACTGGGCAGAAATTCAACTTCCAAACAAGGAGTAGCTATGACAGAAATTAAATTAAATAAAAGCGAAGTAGCATTTGTTGACGATGATATGGCTAATGAAATCAACAAAAACAAATGGGCTATTTTGAAAGGCGGTAAAGATAAGAGTTATGTTTACGCTGTCCGAAGAAAAAGAGTCGGCGGTAAACGAGAACACATATTGATGCACCGTCAGATTATGGGATTAAAAAAAGGCGATAATTTTGACATTGACCATATAAATCACAACGGTTTGGATAATCGAAAATGCAACCTAAGGGTTTGTTCTCGTAGCCAAAATCAGCATAACCGTAAATCAAGTATTAACAGTTCATCAATCTACAAGGGAGTAAGTTGGGATAAAGACCGTTCAATGTGGAGAGCTACTATTGCAGACAACAGCACAGATTTTCAGCTTGGCCGTTATTTAACTGAAATAGAGGCCGCCGAAGCCTATAACAGAAAGGCAATAGAACTTTTTGGCGAATTTGCTTTTCTTAACAATCTACCCAAGAAAGGAAGTTGATTATGAAAATTGAAAAAGCATTAGCAATCGTAGGAACTGTTTTGTTGTTAGCGGCATTGGCTAACTATGTTTATGGTGCTATCTGGACAGACAATCCAAAACCACCAAAGAGTTTTCCGCTACGTGCTACGTGGAACAAGGCAAGGCTTGAAGAAGCAATTAGAAATGAAACTTTTGATGCAAACAGCTTCGAGCGGTACTGTCAGGAAAAAGAACTTACAATGACCAATGGTTACTTGAGAGAGTTCCGCTGTGATATAAACAAAGACGGTGTGTGTGGTGATGCTAACGATGTCAAACTGTTCAACGAAAACAAAGGGCAGAGGGCATATATAACAATCGCTGATCTTGCACGTTGGGAGAATGAGTGGAACGAGAAATATCCAGAGTAAAAGGCAAGGATGCCAATAAATGACACCGCAGATCATCATTAACAATATAAAAGAGCGTGGTTTGGCGAACCTGTCTTATTCAGAAGCCGAAAAGATAGAGGAGCAGCTTGACAGGCTTTTGGATTATATCAATAACAAAGAGACCACGAGCAAGACGAAGCCAATGACCAACAGTGATATGGCGGTATTAGCCGGTGTTACCGAAAGAACGATAATAAAACGCAGGAAACCATCAGAGCGAAAAGGCACCTGTTACCCAAGAGTGTCAAAAGAACAACGGATAGAAATAAAAAAGGATCGTGAGATCAAGAAGCTAACGTATCAGAAAATTGCAGATAAATATAATATCAGTGTAGCAACTGCACATAAAAATGTTAATGGAGTAGAGAAATGAAAATTACCACTGACCAAGAGGGAAATATTAAGCTAAAGAATGTTTTTTCGGGTGTTTTATTGGAAACGAGCGAGGGGAATCAAATAGGTGTGTGTATGCGGGACGACACAGTAGAAATAAATGTATGCCCTAAAGGTGAGGACACCAAGAATTGGTGGCGGGTTAATATGCAAACAGGGAATATCGAACCGCTAAAATAAAAACCAACTGAAAGGACTCAGACAAATGACGATAATACCAATAATCAAACGAACATTCTCGATACGAGGCATGGAACTACGCCTGCTAAGAAAAAGCTATGACATCAGCCAGGAACAATTAGCAATAAAACTCAACACAGACCAGCAGACAATATCCAACAGAGAGAAGGCATATTACACTGTATTCGACGAGGATGAATGGGACATTCTCAAGCTACTCGATACAAAAAAACAACTTTACGGAGTATTTTGTTAGAAATTAAACACCCAAAATGGGCAAAATGTACTCATGCCCAAGAAAACAGCAACAAAAACCACCAAGAAACAACCAGCAAAGAAGAAAACCGCCAAGAAGGCGGCTGCCAAGCAGCCGGCAACAGGTAAGCACCCAGGGGGAAGACCCACTAAGTACAGCAAGAAGTACTGCAAGCAGATTATTGACTTCTTTGACATAGAACCCTGCCGAGAAGTTGAGATACCACATTACAAAAAAGGGGACCTGGTCTGGACTGATTTCAAGATGGTCCCGAATAGAATTCCTACACTGAGAAAGTTCGCAAAACATATCAAGGTCAACTTCACAACAGTTTATGAATGGGAGAAAAAATACCCTGAGTTTACCAACGCTTTAACACATGCACGCCAGATACGTAAAGAATTCCTGATAGATAACGGCCTTGCAGGACTATATCCCCCCAACAGTTTTAAATTTGTTGCGATCAACATGACTGACATGACTGACAAGCAGGAGTTTGAACACAGCGGAGAGATCATACTCAAGCCCCCGGTGATAGAATGAAAGAGATTGAGCTAAGAGCCAAACGCACAGAAAGGCAGAAAGAAGCCTGGGAAGCCCTTGCCGACCCAAAGGTTAGACGGGTATTGTTCGGCGGTGCTAAAGGTGGAGGCAAGAGCCATTTCCTATGCGTATGGTTATTTACAACCCTATGGGACATGATGATCCGGGCACACCTAAAGAAATCAGCCAACCCGCCGCACGTAGCCTGGTTCGGACGCAAGCAGGCAGTTGATCTAACCGGCACCACACTTCAGACATGGAGAGAGGTTATCCCTGAAGAGTATTACCGCCTCAAGGGAGCCACAGAGAAAGACCCCAAGCATATCCTGATAGCCGACCGGATAGCACTGGACTATGGAGGACTGGACAACCAGGAGAACATCAATAAGTTTAATTCAGCCGAGTATATCATCGTTGCAGTTGACCAGGCTGAGGAAGTAACCAAAGATGATGTATCGGTATTGATAGGCTCATTGCGTATGGTCCTGAAGGACGGAGAAACACACAAGCCGATCAAGTTCCCATTCAAGGAGCTGTACACAGCCAACCCAAGACAATGCTGGCTCAAACAGGACTTTATCACTAACGCCAAATCCAACAGCAGATTTATCCCGGCACTGCCGACAGACAATCCACACCTGCCAGGCGATTACATCGAGACATTAGAGCAGGCATTTGGACACCGACCGGAGCTTCTAAGAGCTTACAAAGATGGAGACTGGTCTGCTATCGAAGGAGCTGAGCAGGTAATCAAGGATATGTGGATAACCGAAGCGGCTATGCGAACGTGTTATGCACCCAGGCTTAAACGCTGCCTGGTATGTGATCCCGCCCGCTTTGGAGACGATGAAACAGTTATCATGCTGATTGAGAATTGTGAGATCCAGGGTAAGAAGATATTGGGACACACCAAGACCACCGACATATCCAATCGGTTAGCAGCCCTGTCAAACACACACGGAGATTGCCAGATAGTTGTAGAGTCAATTGGTTCAGACCTGGGAGCCGGCGTAATCGACGAACTAACTGAAATGGGCAAGGATGTATTGATCTATAACCCGGCAGCTAAATCGGAGATAATGAACGCCCAGGGCAAGCAGATATATTTCAATATGAGGGCAGAAGCATGGAGTACAGCAGCACAAATCCTGTCAAGCGGTATGCTTGATGAAGAGACCAACACAGTTGTTGAATGCAAGAATATGTACAACACCCTGAGAGAACAGCTTTGCATACCGTCATACAAGTTTAGAAACGGCAAGATCATTATCGAGAAGAAGGAAGATATCAAGAAGCGGCTCGGAAGAAGCCCGGACCACGCCGATACTTACGTGATGGCACTATGGGCATGGAGCAGGCTTGACTACGTTGATGAGGATGACTTCGACGACTACCGAGAAAAGAGCACAAAAAAAAGAACTAAAAACCCCATGAGAATGTGTTAAGGAGACAGACAGATGTTTCAACCATTACTGGACAGAGTAGCGATCAGGAAAGAGAGCGGGCCGAGGAAGACCGAAGGCGGTATTTTCGTTGGCAGTACGGATGAAGAAAAACAAACCGATTACGGTGTAGTTGTGGCAGTTGGTCCAGGAGCTTACAACAGTGACGGTTCCCAAAGACCGATTGGAGTTAAGCCAGGGGATAAGGTTTTATTCTTTGACTACCACGACACTTTTACGCATAGCGATATTGTGATCGTTGAAGAGGATAACATATTAACGGTCGTAACCGAAAACCCAAAGCCAAATTAGAGGTACTCAAAATGAGAAAGAGAATAACGATTTTATTGATTCTGTTGACCGTTGTAACTGCGGCATACGCCGGTACAAAAATGGTTTACAACGTTACCCACCGAGGGAAAGTAACTTTCCTGTCATTTGCATCAGGGACGACCACGCCGGCAGCTACGGTCAGGACGCTGAAGACCTTTACCGCTGAGGACGCCGCCAATATCTTTGTAGCCACTAAGGAAGAATGGAACAACGCTGTTATCCGGTGCATGTCAACAACGGACGCAGACTCAACGGTTTTCGATATGTTCACAGCCGGAGACGAAGGCCACTTTACGCGCAAAGCCACACTGACATTTACCACCGGGACGCAGACGGCAGGGCACTCAGGGTATGAATATGCCGACACAGTAGTAATAACCAACGAGAAACACCCAACGGATATCGTCCCTGTATCCCCGGTAGGCAATTACATAGCCGAGGTCTATCTTGATCTGCATGACGCCAGATATGTCGGATTCTCACCGACGACAATAACCAATGCCGCTAAAATAGAGATTGTAGGTTACTAAATGAAAGTCAAACTATCCGTAGGCAAGAGGGAGGAATTGCGGGAGAAGATGCTCAAATTCAGAGCTGAAGCCGAAGAGGGCAACCGCAGTACCTTCGAGCGTATGACCGAGAACGAGCGGTTCAAGATCGGTCTGCAATGGAACTCTGATGATACCAGCTTTAACGAAGCACACGGTAAATTCTCACTGACCATCAACGAGATACTACCGATCGTACTGGATATTGCCGGCACCCAGGAAGAGAACCCACTTGACTACAAAGTCCGCAATGTAAAAGGCGGAACTCAGACGATAGCTGAGATATTGACAGCCTTAGCCAAGCATGTAATGAGCAGATCACACGGCAAGGAAGAGTCATCGAGAGCCTTTGAATCAGGGATTACCACAGCCAGGGGATATATTCACATTGATATCGAATACGGCCAGGACCCAATGAACGGAGATTTCGTCATAAAAGAGCCGGACCCGTTCATGGTATTGCCGGACCCGACATGCCGGACATACGACTATAACGCCGACAAGAACGGAGCCAAGTATATCTGGATCGATGATTGGGAAGACAAGGATAAGGTGGAAGCCAGATACCCCGGCCACAAAGAGGAGATCAAGGCAGCTAACTACAATCCTATCCCGCAGGGTAGATTCGGGGCGATAATGAGTTCGATGTTTGGAGGGCAAGGCCCCAACCTTAACCTGAAGGACGATTACCGCCACTTCGATGAGAAGGAAGAAAGCACATCGAACACAACCAAGCAGCAGAACAATTACCGTGTCTCATGTTGTTGGTGGAAAGAATGGAAAAAAGGTGTTTACGTCCAGAAGACCGACGACCCTCTTAGTTACATAGCCATTACCAAACCTTCAGACATCAGCTACGCCAAAGAACAAGCTGAGAGCAATCCAAACATAAAGATCGTTGACAAAGATAACGAGGGCAACCCCCTGGTCGTCGCACTACTGAATAAAACCACCATGATAGGGGACATTATCGTCGAACACAACGAAGACCCCTATAACGGTATGAATATGTTTTTAACAACCAGATTTGCCCCATACTTCGATCATGGCTATGAATACCCGCCAGTACAGAACCTAACCGGGCCGCAAAAGCTTATCAATTACACATTCAGTTCGCTCGTCAATATCCTCAAGAACCTGTCAAATTCAGGCTGGAAGGTTGGCAAGGCCGGGCAACGATGGATAGAATGGCTTGAAGAGCATGGAGGCGAAGACGGTCTTGTCTTACCTTTGGATAAATTTGGAGGCTCAGCAGAGAAGATCGCTACCACCGACTACCCGACCGGCTTTGATGTCATCACCGAGCGAGGCAAGCAGAACATGCGAGAGATCAGCCAGGTTCAGCTTGAAGTCCCGACCAAGAGGGCTGAATCAGGCCGGGCCTTAGCTATCAAAGAGCAGCAATCCATCAAGACCAAAGGTATCATATTCCGCAACTGGAATCAGACCAACCAGATGATCGCCAAGACACTGATAGAGCTTATTCGAAATACCCAGGTATTCTCAGACGAGGAGATACTTGCAATCATCGATGAAGAGGACTTGATCGATGAGAAGATACTTGACCATGCTAAAGGTATTGTACTGAATCAACTGAAGGAGCGAGGTGTTAATATACCAGAGCCACCGAAGGCACCGAATCCGATACGAGTCCGCAACGCCGAACCGGAACACCAGGCACAGATACTTGATACCTACCAGGAAGAAGCAGCCCTTTACAAGTCATTTGTCCAGCAGGTCGAGCAGACAGCCATACCGCTTGCCCAGGAGATAATGCTTAACCTTGTCAGGAACATGCAAAGCGGCAGGTACGGCATAGAGGTTGATACAAGTCCGATGGCTCCGACAATGCGTATGGCTCAGAGATTTGAGACATTGGAGCTTGACAGACAGCTTCTCGAAGGCGGCAGGCCGGGCATCAGCCGCAAGAAGCTGATAGAGATATCCGATATCCAAGACAAGGAAGAGATAATAGCAGAAGAACAACAGCCCGTACAAGGAGCAGCTTAACATGGTAACGATCGAAGAAACAACCCAGGAAGTACCGGAAAGCCCGCCTAAAATGAGTCTGAAGGATATTTATGTATTGTTCTTTGTCCTTGTCAAGCAGAATCAAAAGGTACATCCCGGCAGTAAGATGAGCTTTGACCTGAACATATTCAAGACGTTACCAAAGGATATGAAGATCACATTCGAGCGTAAAGACGGCAGGCTATTCGCCTACGTGCCGGAGAAGGCACAGCGAAAGAAACGTAGGCTTTTATTGCCGCCCGATAAGAAAATAATAACTTAATTTGAGGTAATTAAAATGTCAAAAGCAAAACTACAAGCACAATTGGACGAGCTTGGAATTGGTTATGATCCAGAGATGACCAATGCTGAACTCAAAGAACTGTTAAACAGTTCTGAACTCGATGAAAATCTGGATGAGCTTGATACGCCAGACGAGCCAGAGCTGCCGGTAAGCGTACAACCTGACGAACCACCAAGAGAGGCAAAGAGCTTGGGAGTTACTCAATCGAAAGTGAACCTGGCAGGATTTAAGGACAAAAGTCCCGACAAGGTTGAAAAAGAGGCTGAGAGACATGCAAAGCTGGTCGAAAAGCGTACGAAGAACCGTATCGCCAAAGCCAAAGCTAAAGATAAAGCCAGCCCACTTGACCTGAGAAAGGGCGTCCTTACCTCCAGGTTAAAGGCTGTCAAAAGCCGCAGACGTGCAAGGACGTACTCTACTGCAAACGTAAAGGCGTGGATCGAAGAGCTGAATTTGATTAACAACACTCCTAAAGCCTGGATGAAGGCAACTAAGAGCGGTCTTGTACCATATTCGCCCGGCAACAAGAAGAAACGTACCGCTCAGGACCTTCTCGATGCTATGGACCTGGACGACTAAGGGTATAACTTAAAAGCTGTAACAGTATCAGGAGCATAACGATGGCAAAAAAATTAGACACAGTAAAAGGCATGGACCGGGAATGGATGATCGAATCAGCCGCCCGGACACTAAAAGAGTTTGCAAAGGTCAAACGAGATAAAGCACTTCTTAAAGCAGCTAAGGCTTATCTCAAGAAAGAGATCGCAGACGCTCAGACAGCTATAAAATCTTAACTGTACGGCACAGCGGCAAAGCCGGATACTTCTTGGCAGCAGAAGGTAAAAACCCTGCCTGGCTATCCGACCACATCGGAGGTACCTTTCGGTGGTTGAGGGTTTCAACCGCCCCCTATTGCAGGGATTGCAAGATACGGCTATCCAGCCGGTAAAAAAGGAGCTTTATCGTGGCAAAAGAAAATTTAGAGGTTAGCGAAGGCATGAGCAGCGAGGAATTGGACGCTCTTACAACCGGCGAAGTAGTCGAAAATGAGGACGATCCAAAACTTGCTAAAGAAGCATTGGAAGCTATAGGCGAAGATCCCGACGAAACCGAAGTAGCCGAGACAGAAGACGAGAAAGCAGCAAGAGAGGCAGCAGAAGCAGAGGCCTTGCAAGCTGATCCCAAAGACGCTGTTATCGGACAATTCAGACGTGAAAAACGGGACCTTGAATTAGAGAACGCAAAACTCCAGGGCGAACTTGAAGCCCGCAAGAGTTTGCAGACTGACCAGACTCAAAAGGTTAAAAGCCCGCTTGAGTTGGCAGAAGATGCCTATACCGAGGAATATGGATCGCTTGACGGTTTTGCTATGAGCGGAGAACTATACCGCCAGCAAGAGGCTTGGAAAGATAAACAAACAGCCCAAAAAACCACCGAGACCCAGGAATCCAGTGCTATGCAAGAAGTTAATCGGGAGAAAGCCGTCTTACAAAACGGTGATCTTAGCCCGGAAAAGGCCGGCGCCGGACTTGATTTTAAGTCTGTAATCGACAATGGCCAGGACTATCTTGATGAAGCCGATGTACTGAAGGTCAAGCTTGTCAAACAGAAATTGGGCACAAACGCAGGACTGCGAAAAGCCTATGATCTGTGTAAACAGGCATTGATCGACAACGGACAGCTAAAAGCCAAAACTAAACCTCAGCCGAAACCCAATTCAGAAACGGATATCGACGCCTTGACAACCGAGGACGACGATGCAATTACGGGCGAAGCCGAGGATCTACCACATAGCGAAAGGATAGCGAACTTTATTTGTGGGTAGAGCCTGGTAATCGCCGGAAAGGTGAATACTATGGCACGAACAAGTATTCTAAATGCTAATGAGCTTACTCAGAAAGCATGGCCGCAGACAGTTTTCCGCATTATGCTGGAGAATATGCAGCTATCTTCTTTGATGAGCGAAAATAACGATATGCCCATCGTTATTGACAGAACACTTCAGGGCAGACCAGGCGATCAGGTTATATTTGAACTTGACATGCCGCTAAGTGAAGCCGGTGGAACCGATGATAGCGATATCGAAGGTAACGAAGAGGCAATGAGTTTCTTCAACTTCCCAGTAACCGTGCACGAGCGTAATCACGGTGTAAGAAGTTCCGGTAAAATGACCGACAAGCGATCTGCTGTTAAGATTCGTTCTAAGGCAGCATACGCTATCGGCAGATGGAGCGGTGAACAGGTCGAAAACGACCTGGTATGGTCTCTGTCAGGTCTTGGCAACCAGAACACCTACGCAGGTGAAGGTACCTCAAGTATCTTAACGGTCAATGAGAAGGCTCCAAGTTCAACCCGTATATTCTACGGTGGTCAGACTGTAGCCGGTGTAGTAACCGAGGAAACCAGCGATTCGCTCTTAGGCGATGCAGGTGGAACCGATGCTATAAATTATCTCTTTGGCACAAAGATCATATCTTTGGTCAAGATCAGAGCACAATTGGCATTCCCGAAGTTCAAACCTGTTATGATTGGCGGAAAGTTCTATTACATCATGTTAATACATCCGCTTCAATCGAAGGCTTTGAGAGAAGAAACAGGGGCGGCTGGATGGTCTCAGATCCAGGCTAATGCCAATGTTCGCGGCCTTGCTAACCCACTGTTCACTAAAGAGGGTAAAGGTCAAGAGAGAATGTTCAGCGGTATCGTCGGAGTATGGGACGATGTTATCCTGCTTGAAAGTGAACGTCTTGAAACCCGTGTAGCCGGTGAAGTATTTGACAGTGGTGACACCATTGACGCTGGTATTGTTTCCGGTACCTACCGAGTAGCCAGAGCCTTGTTGTTCGGTGCTCAGGCTGGTTGTTTAGGTTGGGGACAGCCCTGGAAGAGACTGGAACGCAACTTCGATTACAACAGAAAGCCTGGAACTGCAACGGATGCTATCTATGCAGCTTCTAAGGTTAGATTCCGTGATCCAGGTGCCGGCCAGAGTGCAAACGATGCTCAGGCCGACTTCGGAATATGGGCAGTTGACACAGCCGTCGAAGAGGCATAACAGCCTTAAAAAGTAAAGAATCGTGAGCCGGGGCTTCGGTCCCGGCTTTAATTAAAATCGTAAACTCCAATGGAAAATCCAGAAGGAGAACAAAAAATGAAAAAGCTAATTCTATTTATGGTAATCGCTTTGCTGATATCCCCGGCAATGGCAGCAGTATCCAGGCAGATACAATTTGTTGACGAATACGGCCTGCCAGCGGCTAACCTTACGTATGCAGCGGTTTACAACGGCGGTACATCAACGACAAGCACGATCTACAAAGAGAGAAGCCTTACCAATGCTATTACTATTCCGATGACCCCATCGAGTACGAATACCACGCTGACCGCATATAACAGCATGATATCGTTTTGGTCAAGGAGTGCCAAGACCTACGATGTTGAAGCTATGGTCGGCGGCACGATGGTTAAGGCGTACGGGTTAAACGAAGGTGATACCCGGATAACGGTTCCGGCAGTAGCAAGACAAGGAGCCACCCGAAAGAAAGGTAGTTTTGACCGTTTCCTGACCCAACCATTGTGTGCAGCCAAAATTGGTGCAGGAGCAGCGACAGGGACAGGCGGCGACGAGAACTTGATGTACACAGGCACGAACGTCTTTGAATATCATATCGTCGGTACAGCGACCGTCGTAGCTCCGACACGAATTGCAACCGGCCTAACTATCGGGCTTGACGTTGCAGACAATGACGGTATCGAGATATGTCCAGGTATTTTAGCTGGAAACCAGTCAGCCTTCACAGTAGGCACAGACGGGGCATTCCATCTAAAAATACGTTTTGATATAGCCGATGTATCGGGATCAGACAATGTAATGGTCGGATTCAGAAAAGCCGAGGCATATCAGGCAGTAGCATTGGACAACTACGATGAAATGGCGGCCTTTGATGTTGTTAGTGGTGATATAAAGACGGCGACAATTCTAAACGCCGCTGCAACCACCAGTACCGACACCACAGATAATTGGGCAGACGATGCAACTAAGACGTTAGAAGTCTATGTAAGTCAGGCAGGTGTTGTAACCTTTAAGATCAACGGGGCAGCTCCTACTGTTACACAGGCGTTTACCTTTGACGACGCTGAAGTTGTTGTACCGTTTTTCTATAACAGATATGCAACGACCACACCGGGCGTTATTTATATCGAGGAATGGGACTGCGGTTTAGATTAAACAGGTAGGGGCTGCTGCAACTTTCTTCAAAGTAGCCCCTTACCTTTTTTGAGGTGATTTATGACGATAGCAAAAGCAGATATACTTACCGAAGTAAATGACAATCTCCAGGAAGAATTTGCAGCAGGCGATATCGAAACATCTATCCAGAAATGCCTGGACGATATATCCGAAGAGGATTTGCTGGTAGATAGCGATAGCAGTCAGAGTTTATCGATCGGGGATAAGACCCTGGACCTGCCAACCGGCTTCAGAGCAATGATAGCAATTTCCTTGACATTGACCGGATCAGGATCTGAGCAATACCCGCTGATAGCATTGAAGGGCGGACACCGCCAATATCGGGAGCTAAGGCACAACGACGACTCCACAGGCATACCGAGGTATTATAGTGAATATGATGATAAATTTTACCTATGGAGACCGACTAACCAGGCCGCTACAGTTTTAATCGAATACTACAAGAACCATCCCCAGGACGTTGACAATATCGAATTTGCCGACAACTTCAAGAACGCCATTTATGCAGGTGTAACATATTACCTTGCTCTAAAACATAAAAAAACGTCATACGTCCAGCTATGGCTGCCAATATACGAGAACGCTAAAGAAAAGCGTACAGATGCAATTGTCCATATCCCAAGATTTGTGAGAGGTAACTAAAATGAAAAAACCATTTTTCAAATCAAAGACGATCAACAGCACACTTGTTGTGGCGATGATAGCTATAATGAGTTTGCTTGGCATAGGTGAGACGGATATCGCAAAGTCATACGACATGGTACCCGAATCGAGTAAATCAGAAGACGTTAAAGAACTAATAACCCTGATAGCTGCCAGCGGAGCTATTTACGGGCGGTTCAAAGTTAAGGAGAAAGACGATGCGGACGACTAAATGCGATTGGCTGCGTGTAGCGGTTTTACTGGTTTTATTTACTACGGCCATGACGATAGCTACGACCTTTTCATATACCTACGATGTAACCACCCCGGACGGCGGAGACAGCCCGACAGAGGCGGACGACCGTATGAGAGAGACAAAGGCGGCTGTCCAGGAGCGTGAGAACGTTGACCACTATTGGCCTAAAACCGGAGACGAGGTTTCCGATGCTGATGCAGGCGAACACCGCAAGGTAACTCTACGAGTAGGATCGGCACCAACCCACGCAGCGGACAAGGGAATTGTATATGCCAAAGACGTTTCCGCTAAAGCCGAGTTATTCTATATCGATGAGGACGGGGACGAGATACAGCTTACTTCAGGCGGTAAGATACTATCTGCAAGCCTGGACATGAAGGATGAGGACGATATGACCTCTGACTCAGCTACCCATGCCGCAACTCAGCAGAGTATCAAGAAATACGTTGACGATGAGATCGATGCACTCGGTCAGGTCCTTCAGGTAGTAAATACCCAAACCGGTACAATGACCACAGAAACCAACGTTGCGATCCCAAGAGATAATACTAAGCCCCAAAATTCAGAGGGCAACGAGTTTATGACCCTTGCGATAACCCCGACATCGGCAACAAGCAAACTTAGGATAGATGTCATTCTTCACGCAGCCACAACCACCCCGAATTACGGGACCCTTACAATGGCTTTATTCCAGGACACTACGGCAGATGCACTTGCGGTATGCGCACAGCATGCAGGTCCGGTAAATGTTCCACAACAGGTTATACTTACACACTATATGACCGCTGGAACTACAAGCGCAACTACATTTAAGATTCGTGCCGGCTGGCACACAGGTACCGGAACAGTTACATTTAACGGTATTTCTGGCGGTGGGCTGTACAATGGAATGTTTGTATCAAGTATAACAATTACGGAGTATGAAGGATAATGCCGGATTTTGCCATATTATCTGAAAAGGGCGGAATAGCTCAAAACCTACCTACGGTATTACTGCCGGAGGTTTTTCTTGCTAAAGAGTCGAGGAACGTGCACGAGCGATATGGCAGGTACGACAGGGTAAGAGGCAGACTGCCGGAGCTTTGCGATAGTGAGAGCGTACAGATCAAAACCCCAACCGATGTTTATACTATCGTATCAGTAACCAGCGGAACAAAAACAATAGTTGTCGATGGAGATGTACTTAGCGGAGCAACTGTTTTGGCAGACGGAGACACCATCAGGCTAAGCGGATCATCGACTACCGCCAATAATATAACTTTCACAGTAAACGGAACGCCAGTCTATGCAGCCGGCCCGGACGAGTCAACTATCATTGTTGATGAGACAATTACCACACAGGCCGTTTCAGGTAACCTGTTTGTCGGAGCTACACCGGTATTGCGTTATCATAAGCACGTGAGACACTCAGACGGGACGGAACACTTGCTTTTGGGCACAAAGTATCACCTATTCCTTTGGGTCAATTCCACCCTGAGCCTGGACGTTAAATGGACGTGCGTATCACCATCAGCAGTAACCAGATGGGAGATAGTCGATCACCTTAGAAACGTGGTTGCAACCAATAACTCTGATTTCGTGCTTTGGTGGGACGTTAACGGAGGAACATCTAACGATTTTGTGGCTTTGGATAATGCAAACGGTATCGACTATGAGGGCACCGCTAATAGATTAACCAAATGCAAACACATTATTTCATACGAGGGATATCTGGTATTGGGATATACCACAGAAGCCGGAGCCTCATACCCACAGCGGCAACGGTGGGCAAGCCTGAGAACCGATGGAGGTACTGTTGATTTTGACGAGAACGGAGCCGGAGACGCCGGAGCTAAAGAGTTTGATTCAACACCAGGCTTCCTGATGGGCTTTGCCCGACATGCCGACGACCTGGTTATTGCCAAAGAGGACAGTATGCACCGCTCCTGGGTAGTAACAGAAGATACCGTATTCAATTGGGAGGAATATACCCTAAAAGTAGGAAACGTATCAGCGGATGGTATGGTAAACGACAAGGCCGGCAGATTGTACTGGCTGGCAACCGATCTCACCATCCGGGAAATAAACACCCCGACACCTATCAGCATAGCGGTAGATACTACCTTAAAAACCTTAAACACTGCTCAGGCTGAATATATCCAATCGACCTATATCGATGAGTATGAACAGATATGGTGGGCTGTACCAAGCGTTTCAAGTGACACCAACGATCTTGTAATAGCATTTCACCCGGACAGTGGACGAAGTTTTATACACGAATTCCCTATCAGGGCATTTGGCGATTATACGCAGCAATCAGTTTATACCTACGATTCCCTGCCCTTTGACACCTACGAGGCTTGGGGAGCTGAATGGCTGATCTACGACGCCCGAAACAACGTTGTGGGATTCCCGCTTGATATATGCTCTGATTACCTGGGTAATACTTTCGATCTTCACCGGGCCGACAAGGATAACGGGAATGACTTCACAGGGACAATGATCTTTTCAACTACTCTGTCAAGACCAAAAGTTTTGAACTTTTACAAGAGAATAAATAACGGTATGGATGTGGTTATTAACCGCAAATCGACCGGGACAGTGAATATATATGTAAAACGGGATACCGAGAAGTCATGGAGTTCAATCGGGTCAATATCCCTGATAGATACCGACGAGCCGGATACCCTTATCGTCCACAAACCATTTGATAAACGTGCCCGCACGTTTCTGATAAAACTTGAAAGTACTGCTTATGCTGAGCTTATAGGATTGATATTTAGAGATTTTGAGATTGATGATTCCAGATGAGAGCACCTAAAACATTAAAACTGCCGCTTGCTGAGGAATTGAAAGACCCTAATACAAAGTCTTTTATGAAGCGTCATACGGATATCCTTGACAGGGCATGGAGATTGTTGAGAGACGGACTTGTAACAAATGAAACCAATATCACAAACAATACGACCAACATTACAACTATACAAGGCGAGCAGGCACGATTGGCATATTGCAAAACCGACGCAGGAGCAGGAACAACTTTGGTCTGTTACCTGGATACCGATGCTACAGGCGATGAGGAAACGGTCAATTTTAATATAAGTAACGGAAGTGCTTTAAACGCTGCGACACCTCGGCTTAATGACGGTGATAGGATTGTCGTGGTCAAGATAGGAAGTAGCTGGTATTGCACAGGATTGTTCAATAATGTCGGAGCGTGCTGATGGCTTTTGACGTTCCATTTGACGAGGCTACAAAGAGCGTGTTCTTTGAAGAAGTTAATAAGGATGTATGCAACGAGTGCTGTGACGAGTGTCAAGACCCCACTTGCGGAGATGATGCTGATGAAGATTGTAGTTATTGCACCACTACAAAAAAGTGGCTTAAAGTAACTCTCAATGATGATATGACTTTTTGTACTGGTTGTAATAGTAACGGTCCTACCCACTCATGGACTTGGGATGAGTATATAGCTGTCCCTAAAGTATTTTATGTTGAACAGGTTTCAGCTTGTCAGTGGCGAAGTACTTTCGCTTTAGTTACTGAAAGGACTAATCACGCTTCAGCAGATTGTTCTGGAACGGATATAGAGAGGGATAGTGATGAAGTAACTGTAACAGTAACAAAGACAGGTGCTAATACCGCAACACTTAAAGTTGTTGGAAGTCCTTACAGTATAAAGTATTTCATGGATGATGATGGTTTCACAGTAACAGATTGCATGAATGGAACGGCAACTAATGAACTCAATGACTGCGATTATGATGGACCATCAAGGTCTAATGTATATATAAATGGAACTGCAAGTGTTGAAGATGTCACATAAATATTGCGAAACATTTGAAGGTGGACTGTGTGAGTTGCTTAACGCTTACGCACCTAAGAAGTTTTGCAAAGTATGTAAAGGACAGATAGAGATATTTAAAAACGATGCACCGCCACAACCGAAGAGAGTAGGACTTGCAACTTGTAAGAAGAAAAAAGAACTTGATAAGGTTCGAGTGAACATTGGAAATTTAATATGCGGCGAGTTGATGGACAGAAGATTAGACAAGTGCCGGTTTTGTGATAACCGAAAAGGATCAACCTGCACAAAAGGTAAATTTTGGATAACCGTATCGGGCTGGCTCAAAGAGCAGAAATGCCCGGACGACATTTGGAGATGTTAAAATGATAAGAATAATATTTTTAATAATGCTGATAGCGAGTGTTTGTTTAGGGGCTTATAGCACATCAAATATAGAAATTATGGCTGGAGGATTTGGCTATGACACAGCATCAAACAACAAAGTTCCTTATCAGGAAACTTGGATTGACAAAGCACATCCGTTTACTCTCGGTGATGGCAGTTATTCTTTGACTAAAATTAAATTAAGAGGTACTAACCTCACTACTCCAGGATGTACAACATTAAAAGTTAAAGTCTTTAGAGAGAATGGTTCTGATTTAGAATTAGTTGGTGAGTCTGATATAGCAGGTGAAGGAATTGTGGCTTATTCTGTTATAGATGGAACATTAGGAACGCCAATTACGGGAGTTCAAAACGGCGACTTTATAGGATTTTACTTAGATGGTCAAGCAACAGCTTATATTAGAGCATGGACAGCAGAGGCAGGAACAACGGGACAATCAGACTACTGGCATCAGGCTGGTGATATTACCACAACAACAGCAACAGCAACCTGGACAGATGATGCGACTGGTAATGACCCATTAGAATATGATGTTTGGTTTGAAGGCAATGATTTTGTTTTTCACGAAATAACCAGTCCAACTATTGACGCTGATGGCGAACAATACGATGTTCCGCTGTATTGGGGAACAACAGAGGCTTTTTATTATATTTTTGAAGATGTTGTTGTCCCTGAGGGTGATACACTCGAAATAACGTGGGAAGTTTCCGATGTAACCAGTGGAGTAGTAGCACAGGAAACGCTTGAAGTTTCTTTTGATGGCGGTGCTAATGATGAGGAAATAGGATTCAATAGTTTCGGAACGTCTAAGTCCTTAGTTGATGTTGATAGTGGTAATCAATCAGGCGATACGTTTGATATTTATTTCTTATATGACAGGCGTACAGCGTATAACCCTAATTCTGCCGATGTTCTATTCGTCAACAGAACACAAGGCCAGTATTCGGTTTCTCCCGACTCTAATATTAAATACATATCTGTTACCGATGGCGAGATGTCGGCAACTTGGTATAATTCAAATTACCGATTTAAAAGATTAAAGCTGGTAAGTGATGCGGCGGGGGCGACAATAGGAAAAATAATTGTATGTAGAAAACCAGTTTTAGCTGTTGCTGACAGTTTTGTTGCGGGGCAAGTAGCATCAAATCCCCCTGTTGTTTTAGATAATGTTGGTGCATACTTGGGTGCGGCATTTACTAAAAAAAGGCACATTATAAATGCAGGGATTATGGGCGGTAAAGTTGCGGGGCGTGCTACAAACGGTACAAACTTCTTTCAAAGATGGGGAGATTCTCTAAGATATTTTGATGATGTAATAGTTGCTTACGTAAATGGACCGGGGCTTAATAATATAAATGAGATTAACAGCGACCAAGCAACGGCTGACAGTCTTTTAATAGGTATAACAGGAACAATATTAGAATCAATTTACGAGGCACAGGCTCTTGGTAATGATGTTGTAATGACAGAAATGGTGCAATGTCCAGCATACACGGCACTTGAAAATTCTACAATTGTGGAACTGAATACCATTCTAAAATACATGGCATGGAAAGCAAGTGTTCCGTTTGCTGAGTCTTATTACGGCTTTAATGATTTTGACGGCGATAACGTACACCCTG